AAGCAAATAAAAAATTAAAAGATACATCTACAAAAGATTATTTGAATACTATTGTAGATTTTAGAGCAACAGCTACACTTGCATACGACTCGAATAAGCTTACAATGTATCTATCTGATGAATCTGCAAAATGGGTTCGTCCAAATAATATTGAAGATCATTGGGCGAATGTTAAACCCACAATGGTTCAAGGGGGTAAAGTAGTTGGTAAAACTTTTATGGGTTCTACATTGAACCCAAAAGATAAAGGAGGAGCAGAATTTGAAACCTTAGAAAAAGGGTCAAATGTTTTAAAAAGGAATGCAAATGATAGAACCATTACAGGACTTTATTCTTATTTTCTTCCTGCTCACTTTAATATGGAAGATTATACAGATAAATTTGGAGTTTGCCATACAACAGTTGCGTCAGGAGATTTTTTCATAAATGCTAGTGGAGTTAAGCAGAAAATTGGATCTTTACAATATTTAGAGAATGAATTTGCATCAGCAAAACTATTGGGCGATAAATTCTATTGGAACGCAAGAAGACTTGACCCTATTACAAAACAAGATGCTTTTAGAGATGAAGCAGTAGATTCTGCTTTCGACCAACAAAAAATAAACGACCAATTAGATTACAATTCAGATTACGACATTAAAAAAACTTTAGTTCGTGGAAACTTTTCATGGGAAAATGGAGCAAAAGATACTAAGGTTATTTGGACACCAAATGAAAGAGGGCGATTTTTATTAGCATGGCTTCCTGAAAAAGATATGCAAAATAAATTTGAAATGCGTAGAAATCAATGGGGAGGAATGAGTTATCATCCAATGAATGATGATATAGGGTGTTTAGGAGCAGATAACTACGATATGAATGCTACTAACGAAAGTGTTTTGGAAAATACAGAGAATGGATTAGAACATTCTGGAGGGTCAAGAGGAGCTTTGTCAGGAGTAACAGGAGTTACGATGAAAAATATTCCTAGTAATTTTTTCTTTTTAGAATATCTTACAAGACCGGAGGAAGCTGAAATATTTTATGAAGATGCTTTAATGGCTTGCGTATTTTATGGTATGCCGATTTTGATAGAAAATAATAAACCTCGTATGCTACATCACTTTAAAAACAGGGGTTATAGAGGTTTTTCATTGACTAGATTTGATAAATTAGCGAATAGATTATCTAATGACGAAAAGTTATTAGGAGGAATTCCATCATCATCACAAGATATTATTACATCTCACGCTACCGGAATTGAATCATATATCCTTAAATTTGTAGGGAAATACAATCAAGGACAAAGTACTGTAGCAATAAGAGAAGAAGGAGAAATAGGAAGTATGCCTTTTGAAAGAACCTTAAAAGATTGGAGTAAATTTAATATATCAAAAAGAGAGAAATTTGATATAACAGTAGCTTCGGGATACGCATTAATGGGATTAAATAGAAAATCATTTACTCCAAAAGAAAAAGAAAAAGCACCAATAGTAATGAAACTACAACGTTTTACATATAATTAAGATGGCAGAAAATAAATATCAAGTATCGCAAAGCGTATCTTTTCCAAGTCAATTAGACCCATTTGAAAAGAAATTAACAAAAGAATTTGGTCTTTCCGTAGGATCTGCTATTTCGGCTGAATGGTTTTCAACAGCAGGAGGAGGAAAGTGTAGGTTTTATACATCACAATCAGAATTTTATCTTCGTAGAAATTACGCATCAGGTAATATTGATATGCGAAAATATCATCCAAAATTAGGTACAAATGGAGATGTTTCTTTACTTAATTTAAGTAAAAAACCATTAACAAGATTGCCAAAACTTGTTAATCTATTAGTAAATGGAATGTGTGATAGAGGGCACACAGTAGAAGCTAGTGCAATTGACCCTATATCACAACAAAATAAACAAAAGTATCGTCAAAAAATTAAAGACGATATGGATTCTAAAGAGATAATCGATTTAGCTAAAGATAAATTTGGAGTTGATATTGGTTCTATGCCAACTGATAAATTACCTGAAACAGACGATGAATTAAATCTTCATTTGCAATTAGAATGGAAGCCATCTTGTGAACTGTCCGCCCAATTAGCTATTAAATCAGTTATGGAGGAGAATATGTTTGACTTGACTATTGACAGACAAGGGAAAAGAGATTTAGTTGTAGATGGGGCGTATTGCGTTCAAAATAGATTTAATCCGTCAAAAGGAATAGATTTAAAAAGAATTGACATTGCAGATATGGTTTGGTCTCAAACTAAAGACCCGTATTTTAGAGATTGTTTTTATAAAGGTCATATTGAAAGAGTTTTAACATCTGATGTTTTGATAGAATTTCCTGATTTATGTAATGATGAAAACAAGCTTGTGAAAGAACAGTTAATGAATCAAGGATTATGGTGGAATAATACTTACGGTCTAGGCAATAAGATAAAAGGACATTCTTACTTATTATATTTTACTTATAAAACCACTAAAGAAGATTATAATAAAATAAAATACAAAGCTAATGGAGAAAAAATTGTATCTAAAGCTTATGCGGATTTTGATGAAAGCAAATTAAAAGAAAAAGGGCAAAAAAATGATTTTAAAAGAGTTTCAAAAGTAGAAGAAGTTCTTTTTGAAGGAGTAATGGTTCTTGGTACAAATATTATTCTTAAATGGGAAGTGGCAAAATCTATGGCACGCCCTAATTCTAATAAACAAAAAGTTTGTGAGCAATATAATATTATAGCACCAAGTTTTGAGAATGGCATAATCATTAGTCCTGTAAGTTTAATGATGCCTATTGAGGATATTTTAAATGTAATTGAATTAAAAGCAGAGCAAATTTTACAAGGGATAACTCCGGATGGAGTAGCATTTGACTTAGATGCTATTGCCGAGATAGATTTAGGGGATGGTAAAGCAAATTCTGCTCAGGAGCAATTTAATATGTATTTACAAAAAGGATCATTCTTTTATCGAAGTTTTACTCAGTCTGGAGATTATAATAATGCTCAAAAACCATTTATGGAAATAAGAACTGGAGATAGTTTGGGTAAATTACAAGCATTAAGAACTGAAAATAAAGAATATTTAATGCAATTAACTGATGTAATTGGACTTAATCAATATTCAGACGCTTCTAATCCGGATAAAGATAGTTTAGTAGGTATCGGTAAATTAGCATCATTAAATTCAAATCTAGCCACTAGACATATATTAAAAGGAGCTGGTTGGATAACATTAAAAACTGCTGAATCTATTTTATATAGAATCCAAGATATTATAAGATACTATCCAAGTTTAAAAGAAGATGTAATTAGAAAAATTGGAGCTACAGCAGTTGAAGATTTAGATTCTATCGCAAATCTTCATTTAAGTGATTTTGCATTAAATCTTTATTTAGAACAAGATGACGAAGAAAAAGCAATGTTAGACCAAGATTTAAGTTTAGCTATTGAAAAAGGGTGGATAACTGTTGCAGATAAATATAAGGTTAAAAATATTAAAATCTACAAACAAGCAATTGCATTTTTATCTATTTTAATAGAAAAAGCATCTAAAAAACAACAAGAAATAGAGGCTAATAAATTTAAGCAACAAGCAGATGAAAATATTAGAGCTAGTCAACAATCTGAACAATTTAAACAACAGACTATTCAATTACAAATGGAAGCTGATGATATTAAATATAAAACAATAAATACTGGAGAAATAGACAAAGAAAAAGAAAGAGGTTTCCAAAATCTAGAGTTAGAAAAATTAAAAGGACAAAATAATATTGAATTACAATATTTGATTAATAGTGGTAAAATTGAAGTTACACATAAATTAGAAGATGAAAAGGATAGGAGAATAGATAAGCAATCTACCAATACATCAATATTAAATGATGCAAAAGAAAATAATAAAGGAATAGTAGATTTTGAAGCTAAAAATGCTGAAAAGTCAATATTTGAATTAGATAATTAAAATAATTAATATGTAAACGTTTGTTGTCGGATAAAATTTATATATTTGTATTAAAATTAATTTTTAATGTATTATGGCACAAGACATAGATCCAAAACCGAAAAAGAAAGTAATGGTTAAAAAACCAGTCGCTTCTAAATCAAGCACAAATAGCAATAACAAAAAAGATGATGATAATTTCATCCAAGATGACGTGCAAGGTATTTTAATTGATAAAAAAACAAATATTGCTACTCCAAAAGCTAAACCACGCATTTTTGTTGTGAATAAACAAGCTAAAATGACAAAAGTAATTGATGCTAATAATAAAGTTATATTTGACGGTAGAAATGATAATACGGAAGGTAAAAGAAAGTTAGATTCTATTACAAAAGACACAGAAAGAACAATGGAGCAAAGAGAAAGTAATGCACGTTTCTATAATACAGGTTCTTCAAAAAAACAACCGAAAATTATATAAAAAATCTTTTTTATATAAAAAAATTAAATCAAATTAAATCAAATAAAAATGTCAGAAGAAATAGAAAATATAGAAGAAACATCAACGCAAGAGATTAAATATACAGTTGTAGGTAATGATGATATAAAATCAGAAAATAATACTGTAAATAATGATGATACTGAATATACAGAGTTAAATGAAGATTTAGCTTATCAATATTTAGCTGATCAAAAAGGTGTTTCATTAGAAGATTACAAAAACCATTTAAACAATAAAAGTTTTAATGATGAATATGTAGAGC